GATTCAGGTGGCGATGGTTCGTTAAGCTACAACAATGCAACTGGTGTAATCACTTACACTGGACCATCTGCAAGTGAAGTTAGGGCGCATTTAAGTGCAGCTACCAGCGGGACGGGATTTGGTAGCCTTGCATACGATAACAGTACAGGTGTTTTTACTTACAGTGTCGTTACAGCCGCAAATATCCGTCAGCAGATTACAGTTACAGACTCCGGCGGCGACGGATCTCTTAGCTATAACAATACAACAGGCGTTATTACTTATGTAGGCCCCTCTGCATCAGAAACGCGTGCTCATTTTAGTGTTGCCACAGGGTCTGGTTTAACTTATAACAGCACGACAGGTGAGTTCGGAACAAGCGCAATCCCGAATGCTCAGCTTGCCAACAGCTCGATCACTTTTGGCACAACAGCGATTTCCTTGGGAGGAACCGTATCTGCTTTAGATTTAACAAGTTATACAGCAAGCAGTTTTATAAGCGTTGGAGCTGTCGGTACAGCCGGATCAATTACCATTGATTCGACCGGGATTGTGTTTGAAGGATCATCTGTAGATGGCAATGAGACTACGCTCCAGGTTGTTAATCCATCTGCGGATCGCGCAATTGTGTTCCCAGACGCCTCTGGCACTGTTGCGCTTCTTACCAGCCTAAGTGTTGCTATTGGCTCAGGGCTTACTTACAACAGTACTACTGGCGAATTCGGAACAAGCAACATCCCAAATAGCCAACTCCAGAATTCTAGTATTACGATTGGTACAACTGCTGTAGCACTCGGAAGCACAGCTACCACAATTGCTGGATTACTGTCATTAACATCTAATGCGATTTATATTGGATCATCAGGTTCAGCAAACAGCCTGATTCTTGATTCCAGTGGAATTACATTTGAAGGCAGTTCGTCTGATACCGCTGAAACAGTCTTAAGTGCTGCAGACGCAACTGCAGATCGAACACTCGTTTTACCAAATGAAAGTGGCACGATTGCAACACAAGAATTTGCCACCGCTATTGCAGTTGCTTTAGGATAGAAAAATGGCCACACAAGTACAGTTCAGGCGCGGTACATCAGCGGAAACTGCATCTTTTATTGGTGCTAACGGTGAAGTCACTGTAGATACAACAAAGAAAACCTGTGTTGTCCACGATGCAGTTCAGGCTGGTGGCTATCCATTGATGTTGGAAAGCGGAGTTAATTCTGCTTTCTCACCCGGATCTTTAACTAGCTGTGCTTTAAAATTTGCTGGCGATCCAAACACAGGAATTATCAGCCCTGGTACTGATCAAATCGCTTTAGTGACTGGTGGTATTGCTAGACTTACAATAGATTCATCTGGTGCAATCACCATTCCAGGGAATGTTTCCATCTCAGGCAGCTTAACTGTGACTGGAGCCCTCAATTCTTCTGACAACCTTGCCCTTATTGTTGCTCTGAGCTGATATGGCCAATACTTTTAAAATGGATACCAAGTCGAGCTTGGTGACAGATGCCGTCAGCAACAGTACAACTAATGTTTTAACGGCTGGATCAACCGCGACTCTTATCGTTCTGAGTGTATTGGTTTCCAACAAAACCGGCACCAGTGCAAATGTTGACGTTTACTTGGTTACAAATACAGGTGATGATGTTTACTTAATCAGGAATGCACCCGTCCCCGCTGGTTCATCTTTAGAGTTAATCTCTGGCAATAAGGTGATCCTTGAATCTAATGATGTGCTTCGGGCACGTAGTGACACGAGCACAGCACTGGATATCGCGGTTAGCTATCTTGAGCAGACTCCGTAATTATGTCGTTAACCGTTGTTGGCGATATTGAGTTGCTTTGGAGGCGCATGGAAGAGATCAATGCGTCGTTGTCCTCGCAAATCAGATATTTACAGGAAAAGGTTGATCATCTTCAGGCTCTTTCTTCAGAGAGCGCAATTCTTGCACAGCCTGACGATGATTGGGTGGTTGTCAAAAAGAAGCGAGATTATCTTCTTAAGACAACTGACTGGACCATGATCCCAGGAACAACAGTTGATCAACACGCCTGGTCGAAATATCGACAAATTTTGAGGGACATTCCTCAAACTTTTGGTGCCTATGGCCCAGACAAAGTTAAATGGCCAGTAGCCCCTTCTACGTCTGGTCCGAATACAATAAAAGAAGGAAAAGTTTAAGTAGCGATGTACTTAGGTAACGATCTTCAGGTTGCATTCCCAACCTACCGGAATATTGATGATATTTCGGGCAGCTTTAATGGCGTTACTAAATCGTTCCCTCTTCTGGTTGGTGGTGTCGCTCCCGTACCCCAACCGCTGAATGAATTTCAGTGCTTAATTTCAGTTAATGGTGTTGTCCAGAAACCTGACCCCAGTGGCGCTAGTGGCTTTAAGCTGAGCGGCGGAAATATTGTCTTTAGTGCTGCTCCAACAGGCGGACAAACGTTCTTTGGTGTAATCCTTGCTGGTGCTGATTATGTTAACGTCGGTGCTAATTTCCCGAGCGGCACACAATCTGTGCCAAGCATTACATTTGACAGTGATTTAGATACAGGTATTTATAACTCTGGTGCGAATCAGCTTTCATTTGCGACTGGCGGAATAGAGCGTTTTCGTATTGACTCTGCAGGTCAGATTGAAGCTGTCGGGTTGGGTAGTGCGGCATCTCCTACATTTAGCTGGACAACTGATACAAATACAGGCATCTACTCCCCCGGCGCAGACCAAGTAGCCATCTCAACTAATGGCACTGGGCGGTTGTTTGTTGATGCGAGTGGTCGTTTAGGTCTGGGGACTTCTACACCTGGTCAAGCTCTTGATGTTGTTGGCACTATTCAAGCCACCGCAACAACAGCAACAGGTTTCAACCGAGTATTTGATACCAGTGGCATTACAACTGGTCGCGCAAACCTCCGGATCCAAAACAGTAGTGGCGGAGTGATACTTGGCATTGAAGACTCTACTGGTGGAAGCACTCTGACTGGGTCTGCGGCCAACTCTGCCTATGTGGGCACCAATACGAATACGCCTTTTTATCTAGCCCAGAATGCAACAATCCGCGCCACCATTGACACATCAGGCCGTTTAGGGATTGGCGTTACTGGGCCTAGCTCGATATTAGATGTCAATGGTCCAATCACGCTGCGAAGCGGCGGAACTGTTCGTGGCTACGTTGGAGACGTAGATGCCGATACCAACATTCAGGTTCGCTCAGAAGCGCAGACTGTATTCAAGATTGGGAATAATGAGGCGGCCAGGATCGATGCGAGTCGTAGGCTTCTAGTTGGCACGTCTAGTGCGCGTAACAACTTTTTTAACACATCGGTATCTGCAGGCATCCAGCTTGAAGCAGCAGGCGATCCAGGTGCAATTAATAGGCGTCTATCAGTTGTCTACGGCGACATAAATGGGTTTGGACCGTATCTTATTCTTGGAACGCATCGGTCTAGTTCAATCGGAGGCATCACGGTTGTTCAGAATGGTGACGAGCTTGGAGGTGTAACCTTCCAAGGAAGTGATGGGACTGAGTTTGTTGAAGGTGCGCGGATTCAAGCCTTTGTAGACGGTACCCCCGGCGCTAACGACATGCCGGGCCGCTTAGTGTTCTCCACTACCGCTGATGGTGCTTCATCTCCCACCGAGCGGATGCGTATTGACCAAGCTGGTCGTGTTGGCGTTAATGTCACACCAGCAACAAATACGCGGCTTGATTTATCTGGTACATACGCACAAAATATTGTTGCTGTTGCAGCTCTTGACATCGATTGTAGTACCGGAAATTACTTTACGAAGACAATTAGCTCCAATAGTACATTTACCTTTGGTAGTGTTCCTGCCAGCCGTGCTTACAGTTTCACGTTAGAATTGACACATACTAGCGGTACTGTTACCTGGCCTACCAGTGTAAAATGGCCTGGTGACACAACTCCTTCGCTCACCACCGGCAAAACTCACTTATTCATATTTGTGACTGACGATGGAGGCAGTCGTTGGCGCGGTGCTTCGCTTGTAGACTATGTGAACTGAGGTTAAAGATGGATCCGAATAGTAGAGCACTGCTGATGGGGGCGACTGGGAAGGAACCGTACAGCGGCGACATTGCAATAGCACACAACAGCAGCCCGTTTATCAGCGTATATCCGTGGTCTTCCGGATTTGGCACCAAATACACAAATCCTTCGACATTGCCAACCGGCACTGGTCGTGGAGTTACCTTCAATCCAAGTGGAACGGCTATTGCAGTAGCACACGACACCAGCCCGTATGTCAGCGTTTATCCGTGGTCTGCTTCCGGGTTTGGCACAAAGTACTCAAATCCTGCTGTTACTCCGAGTGCCACCGGATACAGCGTCGCTTTCAGCCCAGATAATGCGTACATAGCCGTAGCATCTGGATCTAGTAGTAACGTCTACATTTCTGTTTATAATTGGTCTTCGGGGTTTGGTACACGCTTATCTGGGCTGCCCACTCTGCCTGGTATTGGTCGTGGGGTCACCTTTAATCCAAGTGGAACAGCTATTGCAGTAGCACACGATAATAGTCCCTACATTAGCGTATATGCTTGGTCTTCCGGGTTTGGTGCAAAGTACTCAGATCCCACGACATTGCCAGGTGCCAATGCTACTGGAGTAGCGTTCAGCCCAAATGGAGCAAACATTGCTGTAACTCATACTGCCAGCCCCTACATCAATGTATATCAGTGGTCGGGGTCTGGGTTTGGCACAAAGTACTCAGATCCTGGAACACTACCAGTATTTGGGGCCGACGCAGTGGCGTTCAGCCCTAGCGGCTCAGATATTGCTGTAACCAATATAAGCAGCCCGTATATCGGCGTCTATCCGTGGTCTGGCTCCGGATTTGGCACTAAATACTCAGATCCTGCAACATTGCCAACTGCTCGTGGATATTCAGTAGCATTTAGCCCTGATGGTGCAGACATTGCCGTTGCTCACTCCAGTGGCCCAAGAATCAGCGTATATCCCTGGTCATCGGGTTTTGGTACAAAGTATTCAGACCCTGTAGTATCAGTACCGGGTAATGGTAATGGAGTTGCGTTTAGTCCTGCATGAAAATTATGAACAAGCTCGAAATTCTTGAATCTGCCCTTGAGGTCCGCAACGATGAAATCTTGGGTTACCAGATTAACATCGACAACTATACTCGTGCCATCGATAAAATCAACGCAGAACACGCGAACAGTCCAGACATGATTGACTTCCGTGATCGTTTAGCTGACATGCTCAAGTCTAATAAGACCGAGCAACTTAAGGCTATTATCATCCGCGACGTAATCGCGGAACAAATCACAGAGCTGGAGGTACTCTGATGTTTTACGCAAAACTTAAATCGGATGGTACTCTCGATCGCTATCCGTACACGCTTACGGACTTGCGTTTTGATACGCCTGGCACCAGCTTCCCCAACGTTCTAACGGATTCTGAGCTTCTTGACTTTAACGTAGTACCAGTTACGCCTAGTGATCGGCCTGATGATCGGTACGACATCAACCTCGACCGTACGGCAATTAAAGATGGCGACGGCTGGGTTGAGCATTGGATCGAGACACCAGCCACTCCTGAACAAATCGCAGAGCGCACAGAAGCCCAAGCCAGCTCTGTCCGTGCTGATCGCAACCGCCGCCTGGCTGACTGCGACTGGACCCAACTGCCCGATGCACCAGTTGATCACACATCCTGGGCAACATACCGTCAAAAACTACGCGACGTAACTAACCAACCTGGGTTTCCCTGGAATGTTGTCTGGCCGGTGCAGCCGCAATAGAATCTAGGCAGATTTAACTGCTTATCGTGAAAACATCGCAAGCCGGTGTTAATTTAATTAAATCCTTCGAAGGATTATCTCTGACAAGTTATATCTGCCCCGCTGGAGTTTTAACAATTGGCTACGGCCATACGGGGCCAGATGTAAAGT